TTTGCAATTCTCTTTGCTTCAGTCTTATTTTCTGCACCAACTGTTACTGAATAATATACAATTTTCTTTGCCTCAAATGTGTAACTGTTTAATAGTTCAGTCATTGAATTGCCCCCAATAAAGTGAATTAAAGTCTGCTATGTTTAGATAATCATCATCATATATTTGATCCTCTTCTTTATATACAGGCACTACAAATTCATCTGCAAAATATTCTGCACTTATGTTTCCAAGTTCTTCGCAAGCACGTAATACGTTGCCTATTCCTACATCATCTTGATCACATTCATCAATAAGAAATGCAATGTCCTTCTCTAATTGTGATTTATCCTTCATTATACACCTCCGTTGATTGTTAGTGAGTTGTTGTGATTGTGCTTGTTAATTACACACGCTTGGTGAATATTAAAGAGTTTATCATAATCAACTCCTTCCCAGTCATCCCACTCTGAAACATAATCAGAACAGTCAAAATCACCAGTTCCGTCTATATTTTGTGGGCATGATTTGAAGTCATTGTTATCATCAACCCAGAAGATTCTCCCAAATGATTCAGATTTAAACATGATAAAAATGTTAGTAAAGGACAGAAAAAAGGGGAGTTTAGTTATACTCCCAAAATGCAGGTTCGCAAACTTTATCAGTTAGAGAACAGTAATCTTCATTGTTAACATTCTCTGGAAGACCCATATCGTTGAAGTAACGTATGATCTCAACTAATGCAGTCTCTTCTGCTTCAGTGATAGTTAGTGTGCGTAATGTTTGTGACATGATTGATAATTAGTGAAATGAATTAAGGGTTGTTAGATAGAAACTTGTCCATTGCAATCTGCTGTGCTATCTTATAAGCATCAGCATAAAATGGTGAATCTTTGTTTATACCTAACTCGTCTAATGTCTCATCAAATAATGTCTCAAAAATGACTTCATTTGCTAGAGTTGACATAAACAATTAAATCGAAATTTACGAGTGGTGGTGGGATTCCTAACCAGAAGTGGATGTATATCCCTCCTCCACTCTTATATAATACACGATTTTAGGGTCAAATGGGGGATTAGTGGACAGTTTGAGAACTGTCACAAGCTTTGTTTATATTTTTGTTCTTTAATATAGGATAGTCGATGTGATTGAACTTTGGAAATCTATAGTTATGATCTATAACTATTTGACGGTAAAATTCCTCATCCCATTGATACTCAGTCATCTTTTTATCCTCGGTACTTCTATTGTCCATGAAGGATTAACTATACTAACTAACTCAAACTGTTTCTTGAATTGTTTCTCTCTTTCTTTCTTTTCTTTCTCCATTGTTAACTCAATCGTTTCAATAGTTGTACTTGGATTCTTTTCTTTTATACCCAAATATTCTAGGATAGATTCATCTATCATCTGAAATATCGTATCAAATGTTAAAGTTTCTCTTAATTTTACTGCAATTCGATCTATATCACCTTTATCTAAATATTCACCCTTGTTTACTTTCTCTGAGTAATCATCATACTGAGAAATAAGTTTTGCCCTAATCTCGACTAATTCATTTAAATTAATCGTGATCTTTACATCATCATAAATTGCCATAGTGAGTTAATCTCCAGAGTAAACACCATCTTTGTTGGTTAAATCTATTCTTGCAAAACAACAATATTCTTTAATATGTTCTCTCATTTCTGTATACATTGCAGCATAATCCCATTTCTTCTTTATATCAATGGAAATCATTTCTATCTCATCAGATGTTAACTTAGGATAGAATTGTTCTACTGCTTCAGTAATATTAATACTGAGTAAATGCTCTCTGTTAATTTTCATTTAACCTCTACACTCCAATGTAATTTATCAACATCAGAATAGCAGTGCTGACAAGAGATTGCAGACCAACTAAAATGATAAACTTTGGATACAGATTTACAAATAGGACACATAATGTGTTTGCCTGACCTACCACTTCTAGTGTGAGAAGTGATAGGTTTAAATGTTAATGTAGTCATCAGATTACCTCAAGTAAAGATAACCACCTGCCCAACCTGTAAATGTTGGATCATGTAATTGCTCACGTTGATTGATAATTCTCATATCATAACGAACATACTTAGCAGGAGAATTGTAAGATGCTGGTTTGTAAACTTCACCAGTATTCTTATCAACGAAAGCATGAACACTTCCTTCTCTCCATTCATTACGATCTTGGAATGTATCGAATTCTCGTTGCATAATCTTGTAATACTTGCGACCATTCTTGATAACAAAGTTACTAAGATTAGCAGTGCCATTCTTTACATCTTCTAACCTTCTTTTAGAATAGTCAGAATCCGATCCAGCAAACATTCTAATTGAATGTTGCTTATAGTTCTCTGTTAATGAATCACAATAGGATTGTGTCCAGTCCAGAACTCTTTCAGTTAAAGATGCCATAGTGGTAAATCCTGTGTACTCTTCTATTATAACGGTTACAGACGATTCTAGGGGCATTAGGGGACACTTTTTAAACTGTCACACATTTCTCTATACATAGTGCCTTCAATCTGATATGCTTGAGATTCTCTTATCTCCTCATCTTTGATGCCAAAAATGTCTTGAACTACATGGGTAAATTCATGGAATAATGTTCTAAAATGCTCCTCATATCCTAGAGCATTATGTATAGTAACTAACCATGAATCTTCATCCACTCGTTCACACCAACCAAGTACATTATCCTCGGTTAAGTCACAATAATGTACCTCAATTTCCTTGTTGCTGAATGTATCTCCAGAGTGATGATTACAGAAGTATTTGTAAGCATCAAGGGCAATGTAGTGACAATACTTATCACCTGATGTACAAATCATGATCTTTGAATTAGAAAGTTTGCTCTAGAAAATACATCTCTATCTACAATCTTATAAGAACCAAATTCGTTGTGTAGAACATAACCTTCATGCCCAACATCTTCACCATTGATATAACATTCTACATTATCTTCAACCATAATATAATCTAACATCTGCATCTTGATTGTTGATACTAACTTCCACAATCTGAGGACATTTATATCAACATGGTTATCACTTGCAAGTGCATGTAATACCAAATCATCTAATTCTATACCTTCTTTGATACATTTATTAAGATGTTTCTTAACTCGTGCAACAATAGTTCTATCGGGGAACTTACATAGTGTTGCAATCTGCTTTGCAAAGTTACATTTAGTGGTGATACTATCAACATCTAAATCTATCTCTGCTTCTGGTTCTATCCATTTAACATACTCATTGTCTGCCCAATTAAACTCAAAAGGTTTAACAACTGCGTTCCTTAAATCATTATGTGCCTCGTAATATGTGTGAGGTGCAATAATAATAGGTTGATCAATAACTTTACTGAAAGCGTATGCAATTAGGTTGGGTTGATATACATTATCACCACCAAATCCTATAAAGTCACCTTGATAAATGCCATCCAAAAATGGTAAATTGTCATAACATTCATGCAAGATTCTTGCTACTTTACCAGTGTGGTTAGTATCAATATCCTCATGCGATTCATTGATCTTGATTTTAACTTTATTGAATACAGATTTAGTACCAACAAAGAAATTGCCAGTGGCAGGATTAGTACCCCAAACTATTGCTGGAGAACCATCAATCTTAACTGATATTTTAGAATCAGCAGTGAACCAGTTTAATACACTTAGATCACCACTTAATACCAAATCTTCAGGGTGTTCCATGTGTGTGTTTTTCATACTATTATTATAAACTAAAAAACCCCCAAATGGGGGTTGTGTGTGCCAGTTCTAAAACTGGTTGTTGATAAGTCTTTTTGTGAAATCTTCAAGATATAATAGAGGGAGTAAGATTAACTCTAGTCCATCTAATTCTCTTACAGATCTTCTTACTTTCTTTTCAACATTTTTAACTGGTGTTTCTGTCACTTTAACTGCCTCAATCTGTGTAATCTTATTTACACTTTTTGCTGGAGTTACAGTGGTTTTCTTAACAACAGTTCTAGGTGTTTTCTTAGCAGTTGTAGATTTAACTGCTGAAGTTCTTCTCCTAGTTGCCATAAGTAACAAAAATGCAAGTGTGTAATTGTTAGAGACTAGGGTAGGTAAATTACTCTAACATCATGTCTCTACTTCTAAGTCAGAGTAGTTAGAAACCTAGTGATCTCCTAGTAGTTTCCTATCGCCTCCAACCCTGAAACTACCAAAGGGGGTTGCAGCAGTTGAAGGAAAGAATGTACCAGAAAATTCCCCTCAACATTTATATAATACATCATTTTGAGAGTCTGTGGTGAAATAGTGGACACTTTGTTGACTGTCCTAATAGTCAGGATGTCTTCCCTCTTGCGATTTATAACCATCTGCCATATTATATTCTCTTCTATTCTTTACATATTCCAACTCATTCCAGTTCTCTTTATTACATATTAGCAAGCAATGTATGTTCTTATGTCTCATTGGTTTGCCAGAAGTATATCTACAATCTTTCTTTGGATATACATGAATTTCTATAGTTATATACTGCGAAAGTGAGTTCCACCCTTGCTTTATACGCTTTTCATTATCAACTGGTTCACCCTTAAAATATACCCATCCCTCGTCTATATCTCCATTTGGTTTTCTCCAAATAACATAATCATCAACTTTTGGTTCATACATTAGTATCAATTAGTAGGGTGAATTAGTCTTCAATAATATACTCGTGTTCTTCAAACCATGAGTATAGGTTTAAAGATAAACTGAAACTATCTTCATCATTAATATTATATTCTTCAACCAACTGGTCAACCATACGTTCAATATCTGATGTTTTTATACTCTTCACATTGAAAGATCGTGTACTCATTGTTATATATTATCAGTAGAATCTTTCTTCTCTATAATAATCTCCTCTAACTTCTAATTCAACAGTATCAAATATTCTATTCAATGATCTTGCAAATATTCTGTAACCTGAACCAACATATAATTGACCAGCAACTACAGAAAAGGTTGCAATTCCCCAGAATAAGTAATAGAACCTACTCTTAACTTGGTTTCTTACTTTCTCTTTAGTAATCATAATCTTTATTGCGAAGTGTGTAATAAATGTCAGTAATTGATGACAAAATGAATAAATAGTAGTATATTATGAATTAAATTCAATCGGAGTTTAAAATGCACAACTTAATGTCACATAATCAATTAGAAGGTTGGAGATCTAATGTTACTCAAATAGAGGAAACAACAGATTACCAGAATCAGTTACTCAATGATTACTTTAATTGTCTCATTGAATGTGAGGATGATCAATCAAGTTGCAAACGAGTCTGCAAGGATATGCTCACTTAACGAATGAATCAAATTAAATATACCAACAACCCTCTATGAAAATAGGGGGTTTTATATTGTTCATTGTATCACAAAAGCTTTGTAATATCAACTGGTACACGTTCACTTATTAACTTATTGTAATCTTCATGCAGTTCACATCCAATATAATACCGACCCAAACTCCTTGCTACTGCTGCGGTTGTGCCACTTCCCATAAATGGATCAAGTACAATATCATTCTTCTCACTACCTGCTAATATACATGGTGTTATTAACTCTTCAGGGTAAGTTGCAAAATGTGCTCCTTTATATGGTTTCTTGTTTATACTCCATACACTACGTTTATTCCTCTTTGAGTATGATTTAGTGAGTCCAGAATGAGGTTGTAAACCTGTACCTTCATTGTGATATTTGCCGTTAGTTCTATCTCTTGTACCCCAATCTTGTGCTGGTTCTTTTATACTTTCATTGTCATAATAATAATACTTACTCTTACTTAAGAGGAAGATATATTCATGTGATTTAGTACATCTATCCTTCACACTTTCTGGCATTGGATTAGGTTTATGCCATATAATATCTTGTCTTAAATACCATCCGTCTGCTCTTAATGCAAATGCTAACATCCAAGGTATTCCAATTAAATCTTTATCTTTATAACCTACAAGTTTATTACTCCTACGAGGTGTAGTCTTTGGCAGATCTTGTCTACTATTTGTAAATGTTTGTTTAGGTATGCAACCATCTTTCCTATAATTATAATAACTATCACCAATATTCAACCACAATGTACCATCATCTGTTAGGTTATCTCTTACTAACCTAAAGACATTTACCATCTCTTCAATATATTCTTCTGGTGATTGTTCCTGTCCTATTTGATTATCCTCACCCCCATAATCACGAAGACCATAGTAAGGTGGAGATGTCACACAGCACCTAGCTTTTTCATCGAATTGTTTAAGTGTCTCTCGACAATCACCAAATAATATAGTATCTTTCATTTGATTATATCCCATATCATTCTTACTATCATCATAGGTATTATGATATAGTAAATCCACATCACCCACATACCAAATTGATTGTATGCACTACCACGTTTATAATTACTGACAGGTGGAATATTTCTTTTCCACACATCACTTGACATATAATCTTGTTCTTTAATGTTCATCGTGTAATTACAGAAATTGCTGGTTCACCTTGATTGAAAATAGTATCAACAACTGCCTCAACTTTGCGTGATGTAGATATACCCACTCTATCATATACTGGTACAGAAATCAACCCATAAGTCTTAGTATCATTTCCCTTTCTTATTACTCTACCAATAGTCTGACTAATAGTAATGTAATCCATGTTTCTTAAGAATACTGCTGCCTCTAATCCTTTGACATTGATGCCCTCAGATAATATACTATGATGTAATACAACGAACTTCTTAGTATCATCATTACCCCACTGATTAAGTGTAGTAAAGAACTCATCACGATCTACTTTCTTACCATTGATAACACCACCAGTCTTAGCAGTAATATACATCCAGTCATAACCACGAGCATTAAGTTCAATGCAGAAGTCAGATTGAGATACTAGATTAACAATCTGTTTGGTAGATCTAGCACAGACTAATACTTTATCAATGTCAATATCATCTATAGTTGATATAACATGGTCACAATCATGCTCATGTTTGAATCTACTATCTTCTACTACATCTATCTTCTTGATCTTAACTTTAGGTGGTAATATATGTCCTTCATCTACTAACCGAGGTGCTGGTACGTTGACTATAACTTTACCATAGATGTCCTCATCATTCATCCCTATCTTAAAAGGAGTCTTGGAATGTTTAGGTGTAGCAGTAAAGAAATAGCAACGATTAGCATACATTGAAAAGAACTCAGTTGGTTCAACAAAGTTCTTCTGAACACTATTATGTGCTTCATCAAAGTATATTGCATCCACCTGAATATTACTTTCTTGTACTCTATGTAATGAATGATATGTTGTAAATATCAATACATTATCTGTATTATTATTAACCCAGTAATCTATCTCGTCTGCTTTAGTTGTACTCTTGTGATGTGTCTCTCCTGAGTGAACATGGAGTACATCTACATTATCAATTAGTTCTAAGAAATCTTCACATAATTGCTGTGCTAATAGTATGCGAGGTGCAACAATTACAATAGTCTTAGGTAAACTACTTGCAAATTGTATCTTAGCATCCTCAATCATACACATTGTTTTACCACCACCAGTGGGAACAATCACCTGACCTTTAGATTGTAACTGCATTACATCTAAAGCATCCTGTTGATGTAATCGTAGTTTAATCAATACATTTAATTCTCAATACATGTATTATAACAGAAAATCTTGGATTATGAAAGAGCGTGTGACAGTTCTCGAAGTGCCACCATCTTAGTGAACAGTCCTTCCATATTATAAAATAACTTATAATTCTCTGTTGTCACATAGTGTCCCATGATGTCATTACCATCACAATGCCATCCGTATGCTTGAACCTGTTCCTCTATACCATCTATTCTCATTTTCTTACTACCGTCTAAGTAAGAATGGTATCGTTCGTCTAGGTTAATCATAGTTTTTGGTGGAATGTGTTAATATTCTAACATAAGATATGTATTATATCTATAAACTTAATTATCTCTTTAGACTTGCGTAATCATTCGATATATTTACGAGGGTTGTGCATCTTCCTAGTCAGATCTACAACATAGTCTCTAATTTCCATCAACTCATCATAACATTGTTGGTTATGAGCGCATGATCTGAGATGATTATCCGCTTTCAACAACGATTCTAAAAAAATAGAATGTGCAGCATCCCACTTCTCAAACGGAGTCAGTTTCTTTTCTAATGTGTTTTGATCCTTCATGTGATTCAGAATGTAAGTTTAGTTATTTAACAACTTCCCAGTTGTCATCTCCACTCTCAAAGATCTCAAAAGAATACCTACGAGATATAGATGCAAGCACAACCTTACCATGCTCACGTTTGACTATACGACATGAATGTAGACGATCCATATCATTATTAAACCTGTCCTCCGCAGTTGGAGACTTGGGTTTAACACAAAGAAATTCTGCTTTCATCAATAAACGAAGATAATGGCGGACTGAGTTAGACGTACACCCCAATTCATAAAAATGAGGAACGTGGTGACAAATAGTAGTTTGTCCGATAACGAATATTTCATCAATGGAAATTATTTGATGGACTTATTATAACACAGATATTGCCGAATTAACGAATGGTGTGACAGTTCTTAATCTGTCCTATGCATGAGCATAATATATGTATTTATTACCACTTCCATTAACTTGAGGACTATCATCAACTACACGGAAACCAGTAGAATCAACTTCTACGAAAGTTGAACCATTTGAAGTATTACCATCGTTTAAGTAAATATTAGTAGTATTTGATCCTGGAGTTCCGAATCCTCTTAGAGAATCCATCACAAACCAATTTCCACTACCATCCGTTCTTTTTAAAATAACATATCTAGGTTGGAATCCTGTTGTTAGGTATGTTCCATTGGATAAAGTTTGACCATTGCCTGTATAATATCCCACACGACTGATTCCCGAAACGCTGGCGAATAACAAAGCAATTGAACCTGCATTTCTAATGTCGCTATCACTACCAGTTTTAAAATGTGTAGCAGTCGGAAGTGTATCTCCAATGGGACATAAACTTGAAATGCTACTTTCGGCAACATCAGTATTTAATCTTACATGATAATTGACGGCGTTACTGCCCCCACCGTTAAGTCCTTTATGCCAACAGAACCAATCAGATGTATTATCTCTACGTTTAACCCATATCATCTCTATTGGTTTTCCAAGATTATGACTATTATTTTCCTCTAAACCAGTCACCACATCAAAACCAGCGCCTCTTTTCCACATCCATGATTGAATGCTTGAATTATTTCCGCTTCCTTTAGCCCAACCAAGATTACTATCAAAAGTATAATTACCTCCACTACTTTCAGCAC